GTGGTCGCTATCATATCACGATCAGAAAGATAGCGTAGCCCCTGCACCGCGGCGTCCATCAAGTCATCGTGCGGGATCGAGCCCTCGCCCGAAAACGTGCAGAGCTGTTCAATCAGTGGTTGAGCCCAGCTCTTGGGCTGGCCTGCCACCTTATCGCTCTCGACCACAAAAACATGGCCGGACGCAAACAGGGGCGAGACAGCGTGCAGGCGGTCGAGCTTTCGAGCCCGGCCCGGATTGTACGGGGCGGCGATGATGCCCTCTTTTGACAGCGCCTGCCGCAGGGAGATCCCGGAGCCCTTGTCTTCGATCAGCAGCACATCCGGCTTGCGACCTGAGTCCTCCATGTATGCCGGGCCGATCAGAGGCTTGAACAAGGCCTTCTCACGGGGCGCATAGACCGCCTTGAGCTCGCGCTTGGTGCGGTCGATCAGATCGGGAAACCCGAGCCTGTCCTGCCAGCAATCGAGCAGAATGATCGAGCGTTTGCCATTGGAAGCGGTGAAGACGCCCCAGACAACGCAGGCGGAGTAGTCTGGATCGCCTTTCACGGTCGAGCCGGTAGCCTCGGTGAATGCGGTATCGAGCGACATGACGATGAAATCGAGCTCGGGGAGCGGCCTGTCTGCCGGCCACATTTTTATCCACGAGCGGCGCACGATGCCCATTTCCTCGGGATTGATCACCTCGGCGTAGATCTCCTGCCGGCCGATGGTGGTGCCCTCATAGCGCAGGATTTGGTCTTTGAAGGTCGGGGCGAGGTTGTCGATGTTGTCGTAGGTCGTGGCGCGGGTGACGGCCACGTCCTTGCCCTCTCGAGCGAGGAGCTGGCGCACGATCTGGTTCGGTTTTGGGGTAGTGGTGCAAATGAGCCGAGGGCTCTTGCCGAGGCGCATACCAAACATGAGCAGGTCGAAGGCCTCGACCGCGTACTGCCACGCAGCAAGCTCATCGAGCCAGCCGCCATGAAACTGCGGACCACGGAAGCGCTCGGGCTTCTCGGCCGTGATTCCCTTGATCAGGGAGCCGTTTTTCAGCCGAATCTCCACGTCCGACTTGTTCCAGACGGATCCGCCCCCGGTCGGCTCGATCAGCTCGTGCGGGATGGAGTTCAGGAGGCCACTCTCGCCCTCGAAGCAGACGCCGATCAGGTCGCCGTAGGTCGGGGCGGAGACGAGCCAGCGGGTGTTCGGCTGGGTGGCGGCCCACGAGCCCAGCGTCTCGGCGGCGGTGCGCGTCTTGCCGGCGCCACGGCCGGCCAGCATCAGCCAGATGGTCCAGTCGCCGTCCGGCGGGAGCTGGTGCGGCCTGCGGGTGTTCCACCAACTGAGCTGCCAGTCGGCGAGCGCCCGTTCCTGCGGCGGCAGGGATGCATAGATCTGAGCTATGTCATCCACTCTTGCCTCTCCCAAAGGTTATGTTCACGTCAGCCCGTATGTCCTGATTACGATAGCACCAAATCTCGTTGTCTGCGCCAAAGCAGACCCAGACGAGGTCGTGCTCAGGCCCGTAGTCGATCAGGATATGCGCCAGCGCCTTGCCCTTCGGCGTCACTACCGGCAGCGGTGGATCAAGTTGGAGCATTTATTTTTCCACCTCATGCCGCAGCCAGACTAGCAGCGTCATCGCCTTGTTTGGATGCGGGATGCCGTTGTCGCCGTCCACCACGTCCGCCTGCGACTCCAGATATTCGAGGATCGCGGGCATCTGAATGTTTATTCTTTCTATCTGTTTTTGAGCGGTGTGAAGCAGGACTTGCAGTCTTGCAATCTCATTATCCTGCTGCAGCAATTGCTTCCGACACCATGATAATTCAGTCTCCATCCTTCTTCTCCCCCAGCGCAGCACGGGCTTTCATTAAATCAGAGGATGATGGTGCACACCCATTCATGTCACACCACTTGTGGTATGTGCGGAGCATACTATTGTCTTCTTTGACAATGCTCTCCAGCTTTGCGACATCAATCTCAAGCTGCTCTAAACGGTCAGCAGCCTCAAACAAAATGTCTGCTTCATCGTTATCGTCAGCCGTTATTTGCCGCAGCTTTTCGGCAAGCGTGTCAGTCATGTACATCCTCCCCTAGTGCTGCGCGTGCTGCATGAAATGCTTTCGCGCCTTCCGCGGCGTGAGATAGACGGTCTTCTCTTTCCGTCGGGCAAGCGGCTCCCCAAGAAACCAACCGGCGTAGCGCCTTCTCTAGCGCCTCTATGCGTTTCCTCGCGTTTGCAAGTTCAATGAAATACGGCTGGACATCCTTTGCCAGCGCGTATTGTTTACCTTCAATTTTGTGAAGCTGAACATTATCAATACTCATCAATCGATCCCCATCGCCTGCCGGATAGCGCCGGCGAGAGACATCGCTTCGTTCGGGGCGGGCTGCCCATCTTCGCCGTCCACGATGTCGGCCTGATCGTCTAAGACCGCGAGGGCGTCCTTCAAGAGATCCTCAAGCTCCTCGATGCGAAGCTCGAGGTGCGTGATAGCCCATGCCAGATCCAATTTGTCGTTCATGTCTGTCCCCTTATCTGCGAACGAGTTCCATTTTGCAGAAAGCATTGCCCTCTACTTTTCGGCCGTTATCGTTCTGAACAACGAGATAGCCTCGCCCATTATCGAGATCCACGACCAGCGTGACGTTCGCCTCAGAGCCGATGTGACGGATGATGCCCATGTCTCTGCCGCGCTCTTGCACGCGCTCAGAGAACGCCTCTCGGCGCTTGCCATCGTCAAATGAGATGAACCCCTTACTCTGGTGAACGGCGTAAAAGAACTTCTCGCCGTTATCGAGCGTGCAATCCCCCGTCGCCCAAGATTTGGCCTGCACTGGCGTGAACGCTGTGGCTAACGCGACGATTCCCGGAACGATCATGAGAGCCTCCAAACACTGGGAGGATCATCTCACATCACTGCACCGATATCAACTACTGCTTGACGGTCGGGACATCTTCTCCGCAAGGGACAGGAACGTCAGGAGCTGCTCGCTCGGGCCCCGGTTGATTTCCACCTGCGCGTCCACCTCGATCTTGTCGCCATAGACCTTGGGCGCGCGCTTGGCGGCGAGCCACTGGAGGGCGGCCAGACGGACCCGGTCGGCCTGCGCGCTCTCGGCGGTGGCGGTCTGAGCGATCTCGGCGATGCGGAAGGCGTCGTAATCAGCCAGAGCTTCACGCGCGCGCGCGCACCGTGCCTTGAAAGCGGGGTTCTCCTCCATCCACCTGTAGACCGTGGAGCGGGCGATATCGAGCTCGTGACAGGCTTTGACCATGTCATATCCCTCGACCATGAGCTCGCAGATCTGGTCTGCTATCTCCTCGCTGTATGGGATGCGGGGTCTCCGGGCTGAGGAGGGCGCAGGGAGAATATTCTGCTTGGCGGCGTCTATAGCTGCCTGTCTCTCGTCCTCGCTCAGGGCGATCTTCTGGAGCCTCTTGCCCATCTTTGGTCCCGCTTGTGTTGGGCTGGAGGTCACGCATTCCCGCAGCAAGCCGGGCATTTCGACTGACTAAGGAGGATGGGGATTCTCTTGTCAGTATCCCGGTCAAGTCACTGAAATATAGCACACCAGCCGGGATTTAATTTTTTTTTGTTTTTTTCCCACAATTCCGTCAGAACCTGATTGACATGACCAAAGGTCAGTAATATTCTGGTCATGTCAACAAGGAGACACACCATGACGAAAGCCCAACGCATCAATCTCGACCGCCCGGCGCGCAGAGTGTCAGATGTCAACGCCATCTTGGCACGGGCTGGGCACAACGAGCGCCTCGTCAAGGGGGACGGATATGTCTACTGGGCCGAAGGCGACGCGCCTAACTGGTCCGAGACATCCATTTACGTTTACCGCCTGTCGGACCTGACGATCAGGGAATACCTTGAGGATCACATGTCCAGAGTTTGCGGACATCTTGAAGCGAAGTGACACCACCGGGGGCTTCGGCCCCCACCAACTAATAGGGGAGCATTATGACCTACATCGCCGACAAGGCCCTGCGCCTTCGCTACGAGTTCGGCCGGGTGCGCCGGGACAGCGCCGCCAAGCAGATCGGCCTGCGCCGAATCCGCTCCGTCGTGCAGCTCGCCAACGGGAACCCGGAGGTCGCGGGCGTCCTGCTCGCCGAGGCGGAGCGCTACCTGCTCCAAGCACGGGCCTATGAAAATAGGTGTTGACATGACCTATGGTCATGATAGGATCAGCTCATCAGATAGGAGATAGCCATGACCGCCTACACCCGCCAAGACCTCGAAGACGCCTTCATGTGCTCCGCCAGCCTGTACGATCCCGAGCCGACCGACGCCCAGATCGACCAGCTCCTCGAGCTGTCCCTCGAGCGCTACGGCAAGCACCCCGTCGAGCTCGAGACCCGTTATGTGGACGAGATGGTCTACGAGATCGTGAAAGGCCATCCCGTCGAAGAGCTCGATGATTTCAACTACGTCGGCTCGCGCCACCACTACTAAGGAGCTTAACCATGTACATCGTCATCCGCTCAGACAGCGCCTTTTCCAACCGCGTGCTCGCGACCTACGAGACGTCGGAGGAGGCCCTCGCCTACCTCACCACCCTGCGCGTGTCCTACATCGAGGAAGATCCCGATTACCCCGGTCGCTACGACGGGTTCGGCTCCGACGGCTGCATCTATTCCATCGAG